TGACGAGCTGGAGTTATGGAATTGTTTTAGTTATTATCCTTCTGTTACTTCTTTCGATATCTTAGACGGACAGTGCGGCAAATACTTCGGCAAAGATAAAAAATTACATCCAGGAAAATATTTATTTACTGTTGACTGGGCACATCCAGAGAGTAATATAGTAGATACAGATCATTCTGAAATTTCGCACGAACACAAGTGCGCACACATACTTGCGTTAGATGACGGCAACTATGCGGCACAGCCAAACAATCGTATACTTTGGGATATCCCATCATTTACAGTTAAGAACAATGTTCCTGACTGGAAAGTACAAACAAGTGATTGGAATGTTGAAGATAGTGGTAAGTGGAAAACAGAAGATACCGATAAATTCTTCTATAACATTGAGGAAAAAAAAGATGAGTAAATGTAAAAAATGTAATCACGATTGTCACTGTAATGGAGAACTACATGCAGATGAGTACGGAACTTGTGCTTGTACTAATTGTAAATGTAAAAGGGAATATACAAAAGAAAAAGATCATGCGACTGACATGTCTTATGAGAATGAGTTAAACTTTAAAATATATGAATGATGTAGGGACTTATTATGGACTACAGATTTACAGCGCTGTTGATAGTTTTGTTGTGTTTACTAGCTCTTTTCATACGTCCAGCCCACCATACCCCATTGAAAATTGATTCAAAAGATTATATACTTCCAAAACCAAAACCAAAGATAAATAATGATTGAAAAATTAATGACATTACTAGTAGGAATCTTGCTGGCGTTAGCTGGCTGGAGTCTATCTAGAACATTTGAATTGTCTACAAGTCAAGCAGTTCTTTTAAATCAAGTTGATCAACTGGAATTTAGAGTACAAATGCTAGATGAAAAAATTGATAAGATGATGGACTCTGACGAAGAGATTATGGAGCAACATAAAAAATTATTTGAAAAATTAGAATCAGGAAACACAGGGTATAGTTATAACTAATGAGCAATAAACCATTAAATATATCTGAATCGGCAGCTGTACAGATGCCGATGAAAACCGTAGCTAGTCTAATTATTCTCGTAGCAATGGGCGTGCTCGGATATACGGAGATAACTTCAAGATTAGTATCGTTAGAGACATCAAGAGAATTATTTGAAAATGATTTGCTTAAAAAATCTGAACAGGTACCCGTGGATCAGGAGCAACATTTTTTATTGGAAGATCTTTATAAGAGTGTCGAGCAGATTGAAACACGGATCGAGGATATGATGCATAATAAAGTGAATATCCAATTTATTCAAAAACAAACTGAGAAGCTTTTACTTGATGTTGAAGATCTAAAAGATAAAGTAAGAGCAAATAAAAATGGAGGTACACATTGACCGAGTTAGTGGTAGCCCTACTTATGATAGTACAAGGAGAGATTAAGGAAGCACGTATCCAGCCGGCGATGTCCGATTGCCTTAAGGGGAAGCGTGTCGCGATGAGGGGTAATACTTCAAAAAATGTAGCCTATCAATGCGTGAAATCGATGGCGGAATTAGAGACAAATATTGACGGGTCTGTAACTATTAAAAAACTTATCCTAGAGTAATGAAAAAAAATTGTAATAAATGTAAGAAAGAATTCGAAGCTAAACAAGAATTAGACATGTTTTGTAGTGATAACTGCAAACAAGAAGCTCTCGCTGACCTTGATAATGACAGTGATGAGTGTCTTTCGTGTCAATGAACAAAAAAGCATACGCTTTTTTCCTTAAAAAGAATAGACCAAAAAACCATATAGCGCAAGATTTAAGTGATGGACGTTATCACCAACGTGTGGTAAAGTCTAAGAAAGTTTATGACAGGAAAAAAGTTTCTAAAATTCAATGCGGAAGTAGTGACGGGGACATGTCCGACGTGTGAGCAGGCTACTATGTTAGTATCAATAACTCCAGATTTTTATAGATGTGTGACGTGTGGTAGTGATTTAAGACAACATATCAATGGGAAAATAAGTTATATCCCTGCAGTTACAGCGGGTGATAAAATAGAATTAGTTACTAGAGATAAATAATGGCTAAGGCACCAAAGTGGGGGGTTAATACTTACCATAAAGAGACTAAAAGAAAGAGACCAGGAAGGCATTCAAAAAACCCTAATAAAAAACAAAGAAAAAAACCGTATAATGGCCAAGGTAGGGGTTGACAAATATCCCTAGATATCCTATATAGGATATATGAAAGAAAAAATAATAACAATAAGTAGTAAGAATATAACACCAAAGCAATGGTCAGTTCTTTTATTAGAATTGAACATACTTAAAAAAGCATGGAGTAAGTATGCTAAATTAGAATTAGCAGCTCCAGGTCTTAGGAAAATTATAACTAATGGAACGAGAAGATACGATCTAAAAAAAGATTAATGGATTTAATTATCTTAACAGATGGTATGTATCATTTGGTTCCAGTGACAGAAGAGATGATGTCAAATATAAAACTGTTTAAAGATACAGTTATATATTCAGATTTGTGTGATATATTGAGAATTAAGTTGAGCACCTATGTTGATTATCCTATTAATCGTCATATGATGAATGATGGTAGTGGTGATTTTTTTGGGTGTATATGGAAATAGATTTATAAGACCGTTAGTAGGCGTCCAAGTTCTGCAGTAACTGCGTTCCACTGTACGTTCGCGATGACCTGAAAGGGTAGCAACAAAAGCGGCGCCAGCTACGTTAGTACGTGCACGGAAAGCGTAGGGGCCGAATGAATTATGAAAGGAGTACAATGACTGACCAAACTAGATGGGGCATCGATATAGTGCAACAACAAAATAAACAAAAAGCGTTTGAACAGCAGAAAGAAATTAGAGAAGAAATAAAAAAATATATTTCTGACTGTAGCGTATTTCATTTACATAAAATGTATGATGAAATGAAACAATTAGAAGAACGATAATCAAGCCCATCCCGAGAGGGAATAAGGGGATAGGCTATTGTGGTGAGAAGAGATCACTATTACACAATCGCGCTATAGTTGTCAAGTCTCTTGAAGCCCGGCACATGAGAAGGTGATAGATAGCTTATGTTTGTTAACTTCTGCTGGTCCTATCTCTCTCAGTTTTCTTGCACCTTCCTCATAACCAGCAACACTACAACTATATGAATCAGGAAACTGAACCGGCCACTCATAGGGTGGTAAACAAGTACCACTCGTATAGCTACACATAGTTAATAATAATATAAATTTCATCTTGACAAATCCTTAATCAATCCTATATAATCATCAGAAATAAATGAAAGGAAATCATGACTGATATAACTAAATATAGAAATGTTTCGTTAACACACGAAACATACAAGACTTTGATCAGTTTGTCGAAGGTATTGTTGCCTGACGCAAAACTATCAATTAGTAAAACCATTGAGCAAATTGCAAATGAGAAAGCGAAGAAGTTAAATGGAAAAATTAAAAAAGTATAACGTAAGATTAGTTTATTGTCCTACTTGTAAGGGTAATGGCTATTTAAAGGTCGGCACTGAAGAAGGAGAAGCTATCCATCAGTGCTGGGACTGTGATTCGGAAGGAGAGTTTTATGTACATCAGCCCGAAACTAATATTATTCATAACGATGCTGATTTTTCTACAGATGATGATAGTAAGTTGCACTAAACATACACCTGATCCGTTAAGCACAGTAATGAAAGTGGTAATAAAGAATGCAAGAAAATAAATATTTTATAAAATATTTTTCAAAATCTGATGGTAAACATGTGGTTAGACCATATGATCCCCATCCCGATAATCAACATGAGTTTATAGCGAGTACTGGAAACTTATGTAAAAGATATTGGGATAAGAAGAAAGACGGGTTGAGAACGGCTAACGCACCATGGACCATCTTAAAGAAAAATGCAAAATAAAGTCTCTCAGAAAAGGAATTTACGTGAGGCTGTTTATAAGTATTTTAAAGATGGTGTCCCTATTAAAAAATACAGGGAGATAGCGGCTGAGGTTGGTTGTACTATTGGTATGATTAATTACTATAAGAATCCAACAGAAGCTTGTATTAAGATAAGAGAAAGAAGTGGAAGAGATGAGTGGAATAAAGTTTGGAATTTTATTTATAGAGATAGAGGAGATTATGAAGAAGTGGAAGAAACATTTAATACTCCTTTACGTAAAAAAGGTAGAAGTTTTTTATATGGAGTTAAAAGATTAAAAGAAGGAGAAACATATATGTCTAATAAAAATAAATTATTACACAAGGGAGTAAAGATAAAAGACTGTTTAAATGAAGTCTGGCCTCATATCCAAGTTAATGAAAAGGTAAGTAAGCAATCAGTTCACCCCTGGACCAAACAACTAGATTTTTATGAGGATGGTAGACCTATTATGTCACCATGGACTAGATCAACTATTACAGGTGATATTATAAATGCTAAAAGTAATTTGGTTGAGGTAGATCATAAAGATGGGAATAGACTCAATAATCATCCTAGTAATTTCTCATTTACTGAGAGATATGCTAATGGTATGAAGAATCAATTAAGTTATCTAGAGTTAATTAATAAAGTAGAAAAAATAGCGGAGTTTTTAAAAAAATATGTCCAATAAAAAACCTAAATGGGACGGTAGATCAAGAGTCTCAAATGATGTATATAGAAAAAGATTTGATGAAATATTTGGTAAAAAAGAAAAAGATCCTTTTGATACTAAAGTAAAAGAAGATAAAAAAATTAATGATGAAGAACTAAAAAAAATTGCGGATAGAAATGGCTTTTAAAAATTTTAAACTTAATATATTAAAACTAATCCAAGATACGTCTCACAAGGTTAGCGAGTGGGCGTGGCAAAAACGTATAGTTCTCATGCATGAAAAAGAATAGTAAATTCAACTACATACAAGGAAAACAGATCACGGACCACGAATCAGGGACCAGGGTTTATGAC